TCCTGAGCATAGTTTGAAGAATTTGTTTTTCCATTCACTGAAGTCATTCTTAAATTGAGCTCTGTGAAGTAGTGCTATGTCTCCTTCTACTTGAACTAAATAATTCCAAACTTCTTCAGTACCTTTATCATCAAACAAGATTACTATCTCATCTTGTTCACGTTTGTTGGAATGGAGGAAATTGATTAATCTTTTCACTTCCTCCAATTCATTACAAACTGTTATTGCATAACTTATTTTCATATTTTATTCAGGTAAAACACCAATATACGAAAGAGCTTCAATATAATCACGCTCTTTAAAGTTTTTCTTTGTAGTCATATCAGGTTTATGAGTTAAACCTGTTTCTTTTTGTTCTTCAGCTGTTAATTCTCTAGTTCTAACTGAGGCCCATGACCATTTATTAGCACTATTACCTTCAGCAAAAACCATTCCTAAGGTAGGTTCATTAACTGTATTTGGAATCCAAACTAATTCTGTGGATTGGTCTATCCAAGATATAGCTTTATGTAATTCAGGTAAAATTGACATTTGTTCTTCATAAAATTCATTCCCAATCTTCATTAATGAATTAGTCCAAAACCCACAAGATAAACTAAAATAATTAATTATATCTTCATTTACTTGGATTTTATAACATAAATCACCTCCAGATTTAGGACAATTTATAATTTCATCATATTGCATATTCTTATAATTTAGGTGTTGATAAAGCAGGTAATACTAATTCAACTTGTTTTGGAAATTCAGGAATAGATTTAAGTAAAATAGTATCAACTAATTCTTCCATTTTTTCATAACTAAAATTAGTTTTAACATAGAATCCTTGTTTTTTACCCATTTCTGTAAACTTTTTATAGTTTTTATAAATATCCTTATAAACAGAAATAGCATGTTTTTCACTTACTTGGAACCATTGAGTATCTTTTCTTAACCATTGATTAGCAGCACTTGAATCAACATTTTCTAAATGTCCTGGAAGTAAAATTGTATTAATTGGTGATAAGAAATCTACATGACCTGACCAACCTGAAGCTATAATAGGTTTTTTACTTAATCCAAATTCAGCTAATGGTCGACCATATCCTTCTCCTTTAGTAAAACTAACCATAGCTTTTACTTTTGGGTGATTATACAATTCATTCATTTCAGTATCTGTAAGCCCCCCATTTAAGATATAAACATTTGGTAAAGTGTCATTTTTATACATAGATTTAATACTATTAATTCTATCTAATATTGCATCTCTACTCATGTAACTATTCCTACCTGTTGATACTTTTAAAATTTAATAGTTAAACCAACATTTTTTCTATCGTGACCTAAAGAACCTTGCATCCAATGTCCTACAAACAAATAACAAAATGATTCTTTAATAGCACCTAAATTAAGAGTAACATTTTCATTTGGAATATGTTTGTAAACATTTAAATCAACACCCTCAAATACTACTTCCATTGGTTTTTGTAATTTAGTTACTCCTAATGGTTGATTAGTATTTTTATCTCTTTTTTCATAAGTAATACTACTAAATACTTGTTTACTATGATTTGAAGAAACCCAGTTCATATCCATTCTATTTAATCCTTCAATCCATTCAGGATCACATCCTGTACTTTCAATACCTGCAGTACATCCAATATTATATTTACCTTGAGGTGAAAATTCACTTGGAATAGTTATTTGCATCCAAATATCAGGTTGGGCTGTTAATTGAGGAGTAATAAATGGAAGTAAAAAATCCCATTCTTTATTGTCTTGAAGAAAGTTACCTGGTGTATCTCCCCATCTTTGAGGTAAGATTTTAACATCATACCTTCCTGTGTTTATAATTGCTTTTACAATATCACGTGCACGTGCTCCGTACCCACTGTAAGTATCTATTGGACAACTTATTACAAAACTTGGCTTATTCATTAATATACAATTTTATGGTTTAAAAATTTACCTTTATAATCAGTAGCATTTACTATTTCAAAGTTTTCTCTTGGAGTCCATACTTTAAATAACGCATCAAATGCTTCCATTACTCTTTCTGCTTGATGTTTAGCTGTAAAGCCTGATTCCTCACCTAAAGCCCATCCTCTACCTTTTACACCTTTAGCTTTTCTACCATCACGCGGTAAAGAGTATACTTCTTTTATTCTATCACAAGCATCTTCCCAACTACATCTGTCATCATAGATATAAGGAGTTGGAGGTGAACCCTGAATTGATCTTGAAGTTGGATAAACTGGAAATACCCATTCACCATGTTTTCTAAATGTACCTCTGTGATTAGATGGAATTTCTGGTGTTGGGGTAAACCACTCACCATTTTCATCTTCAAATCTCATTTGGTCTTGCATACCACCAGTTACATTAGCAATAATTGGAGTACCTGCTAAAATAGCTTCAGTAATTGTTAATCCCCACCCTTCATTTGAAGTAAGTAAGATTTGAGCATCAGCTATATTATAAAGGAAATTTAATGTTTTTCTTTCAAGTTTATTTTGTGAAAATATAATACATTTACTATAACTTTCATCAAATAAATATTCTTTAACTTTAGTTAAATCTGTTCCATGATCTGAAATAAGTTCAGTATGTAATATAAATCTACATTTTAATGCTTCTTCATATGGTAATGAATCTAAAAATGATCTAAAAGCCATCATTGCATCCGGAATTTGTTTTCTACGAATGTTTCTTGAATTAAAGAATAATGCAAAATTTACTTCATCCCCTTTGAATAAGGTTTTATTTCGATAGTCTAAATATTCTTTGTATTGTTCATGTTCTTCATTAATTGGGAAAAAATGAGTATGGTCTAAACCATGAGGAACATATCTAAATACTCTTTTATCATTATTAACATCTGCTAATACTAATTTATTAATATTAACTGTTTGTTTTGATATCCCCATCAATAAATCACAAGCTTCATAATAAGGTTGGTTATACCTTGGAGCTGGATAATCATCCCAAATATTTAAATAAGTAATAGGGCATACTTTACGGATTTGATCTTCCATATTAAAGATATGTTGGAAGTATCTTGGATCTGTAATTAACATTACGGCATCTGGTTTTTCCATTGCTAAAATGTTTTGTACATCCTGTACTGAACCATATCCATCTACACAATATAAAAACACAGAAGAATCTTCTATACCCATTTCTTGATTAGCTGCTTGACTAATATCTAATTTTTTACCTTTTTCTGGGTGGGAAATAGCTCCTGCAATGTTAACCCAATTAAAGTGATGAGCAGTGTGAAGTACGATCTCTTTAGCTACAGTAGCAACCCCCGAATGTACTCTAATATCATCACATATTAGTAGGATTTTTTTTCTTTTTTCTCTAGGAAGAGATTCAAAACTTTGATTCATTAATTTTTAATTTATAGTTCAGTATTAGTTTGATTTGTAACTTGTTTACGGAAATTCTCATCTGTAAGATACAAATAAATAGCCCGATCGGCAAGTTTTTGAAAAGAAAACTTTCGTTTTACACATTCAATTTTAAAATTTTCAAATAAATCACTTTGGATTTTTACACTAGTTAGTGTCATAGTTTTTGTGCTCATAATCTTTATTAGTTTATATGTTATGTCTATACATATATAAGTAGTTTAGTAAATTATACCTTCACCACAATTTTCTTTATCTTCTTTGTAAGGACAATACATACAATTAAATTTACTTACGGATTTAGGATATTCAGCTTCCTTAATATCTCCGTTTGTATTAAAACAATCTCTTATAAAGTCATCAATAGCACTTTTAGCTCTACCAATTTTAATTTTGCCACTTGGTGGTGAAAATGTTTGAACTCTATATGCTTGATGAGGTGACATTAACTTTTCATCATCTATATCCATTACTTTTCTCTTAACAATAAAAAATTCAACTTCGATATCATCTAAAGGAACATTATATTGAGTTGAAAAGAAAGTTTTATATAGTAATATTTGAAATTGTTTATCTTCATTCTTTTTATCTTTATCTCCCCAACCACGAGTACTGGTTTTAATATCGATTATACGGAATTTATTTGTAGGTTCATGGTACATTACAACATCCAAGAATCCCATGTATAGTACGTTGTTATACATTTTATTTGGTGCAAGTACAATAGGTATCTCACAACCAACTAAAGACCAACCACGTTTTGAAAAGTATCTAGCTTTTCGTTTTTTAAGCCAATTAAGAATTGCAACTCCATCTTCATAGAATTCTCTCATTTCTTCAGCTGATGAAAAGTGAGAGCCATTATTTGCCTTATATTGTTTTTGATATTCATTAATAAAATTAGCTTGGAATGTGTCTTCCATGTTAATTTGATCAGCTACTGTAGTAGAAGTATTATACATTGTACCCAAATAGGATTGGATTGATTCATGTATAGCAGTCCCAAATACTGTATGAATTGATGATGTAAAACGTTTTATTTTGTCTTTATATTGAAGTTTCCATCTATGAGCACAGTTTCTATAAATAGACATCTGTGAATATGAAATATTCTTTTGATAAGCAAAATTTACCTCAGTGGGAGGGTTGTTTTGAATTTCTCTTACTATTTTAGGTAATTTTTTTGCCAAAATATAATTATTTCCATTGTCCTCTAAGGACTAATTGTGCTATAATACCGTAATTTGATATGTCTATAAAACTATCAATCATAGGTTCACTTTTTACATAGGCATCTCCTTTTCGTTTTAGGAGATTTTTTAAACGGTTAACTTTATCATTACAACGTAACCAAATCCCCATCATAGAAAAATCAACATCTTCTTTTTCAGTTAAATCAGAACCTAAAGCAATATTACCTAAACCATAATCCATCATTTTAGAAGAAAATAAAACATATTGTTCGGTTTGAATTTCTCTAAATGCTTTAGCTAATTCAGGATATGTTTTTTCAAAATCCTTTATGCTACGATCTTGATGAGATTTTAAATCCATAATTTCTAAATTATTCATATCCTCATATTTT